CGTCAAGCTTCGCGCCAACCTGATGCCGCGCCAAAGTCAAGCGGGCAACGATTATCTGTTGATGGCTCTGAGTGATGCCAAGCCCCGCCCAGCTGACAAATCCGGCGCTGACTTTTAAGGTAAATGTTGAACGAGAAACTAGGAGCGCCCCGCGCTCCTTTTTTTATGTCGAAGCCAACCATGAAGCAGGTCGAGAAAGACGGGCTGCTGCTATGGGAGCTTTGCGTTGGTGGGACTGTGAGGTATTTCCGGGAGGATTGGAAAGCCCGATACCATTTTGAAAGTGCCTTGCGGTACTACCGCACCAAGATCCTTGGCAAAGGCTCCTAGTCCCAAGTCGCAATCTTGGCGTCAAGTTCGCCTATGCGCCCTACAGCTTGGCTGAGCAGTTTGGATTGATGCCAGCTCTGCCGCACCAAGGCAGAGCACAGCATCTTCAAAGCCTCCTCGTCATCGCACTTGTTGACTTCCCTGACGCTGCGCTCAACCTCGAACAGTTCTTCAGTGGTGGGTGTTACCTGCATCCAGTCTGCCCAGCCCATCGGATTGTTGCAGAATCTTTCGTTCTGAATGGTAAGCACCGTTTTTGTGCATGTCCATGGTGTCTCTAACCCAAGGCACCAGCCAATCATTGACCTGTGCGCAACGCTCTAGGTTTGCGGGCTTGGCGCACTGAACAACAACCGTGGTCCAAAACGCACTGATAAAGGCCCAAACCCAATAGAACTCACTCACTAACGAGAATCACCCAGCCTGTTGAATCGCCTTCAGTTTCCCAACGTGGCTTAAATGCAGCCTGCCTGACCTTGACGTTGCGGCCTAGATGCGGGTTAGACCAACCGCCCTTTTCCATTTCAGGAAACCCGCGAGGGTCTTGAAGTATCCAAAGGGGATCGTCAGAGTTCTTTTGTGAGTAGCCAGAAATGACCGCCCAATGCCCGCAACCTAACCCGCTGCACATTGGTGGCTCACCTAGAAGCATGTTGCCTGCGGAGTAATAGCCCACAAGGACTGGCCTGCCGTTTTCAATCTCCAGCTCAACCATTTCAGCGTTGCCGTCTTTGCGGAACTCAGCCTGCAAGCCAAGGCTGCGCAGCGCTGCTAGCTGTGCTTCTACTGACGTGGTGTCCCCGAACTTGGCCCTGATCTCGTTGTACTCATCATCCGTCTTAACCTTGGAATAAAACGCCGCCACCATTCCAGCGGCCGAGGAAAAGCACTCCCTGTAACCAGTGCCTGTCTTGTTGTCAAGCTGCTTGAAATAGGGCATGTAGACCTCTTGGTCATACCCGCTTGCCTTCCACATCTCAAACCACGCTGCGTCTTCCTCCAATAGTTCCGGCGGCATGGACTCCTCAAGCTGTTTAACAGCAGCCATGCGGTGGGGCGCATCTCTGGAAAAGCGTTCAAAAAACGGCAGGAGTGACAGCACGCCTAGCACCAGCAGCAAGGATATTTGGATGATGCCTGAGGCCACCTACTTTTCAACTCGTGTGTCAGGCAACAACAGATCCTTGAGGTGCCTCACGGCCAGGTCATCCAAATCGTTATCGGTGCGGGTAACGATCTTCTCCAGCATCGCCACAATCAGTTCTTTGAACGCCCGTGATTTCCAGGCAGTCATCAAGATGGGCTTGAGAACTAGAAGCATTGGATTGACCTAGTTACCCTGTAACAGTAGCCCTGTTCCGCTATGGCTTCCAATCCTGAAGATCAGCACGAAAAGGAAGGCATCTCGATGGCAGACATCGTCAAGGCTTTGGTCTTGGCTTGGAGTGCTGCACTGCTCACCGCTTCCTATTTGGGCATCTTCCCTCAGATGAAAATGGACAATACGTTCGTGGCGTCACTCCTGACAGGCGCAATGGCCTCGTTTGGTATCGAGCGGAAGAGCAATGGAAACGGAAATAAGAAACCTACTATCGTCGATAACAAAGACACCAAAGCTGGCATCAAATGACCCGGACACTTTTGGTATTGGGCATCACATTGGCAGCGGCTTTGCCAGCTCGTGCTGATTTAATGCACAAAATTCAAAGCTCAGTACAACTTGATGTTGGTGGAGCGTCCACACGCGCCATCCGAGTTGGCAACAGCTACAGCATCAGCGGAACCGGAGTAGACACCAGCGTGACTGCAGGTGGCTCAACCACCAGCGATGCTCTTGGTGGTCTCGGATCAGTCACGAATGGCGTCAATGCCATCACGATTCCGGACGCAACTCAAAAGACTGCTGGTAACGCATTCAGCTTCGCGACCAGCTACACACAGGGCGATACCGTTCCAACGTCAGCCCCCACCGTTGGTGCCGTTCCAGCTTTTGGCGATGTCACCAGTACAGCTGCAGGCACCAACACCGGCTTGGCTGGCACCATCACAACTTCAGGCGCTGTCACGATCTCCCCAGGGGCAGCTAATACATCGGCAATCGGTCAAGTCATCACTGAGTTGAACGTTAGATGATGTGGACGGGTCTTTATGCCGCGTGGGGTGTTCTTTGCGTTGTCGCTCTTGCCGCTCCAGAAGCTAAATCAGTCCCCGTCATCCCAAATTTCAGTCAAGGGGTCGTCAGTAGCCACACGGAATCCAAGACGATCGTTAAAGAGTCGATTGTCTCAGAGTCTTATCGCACTGGCTTTGAGTACACAGTCAGCGGCACAGGCGTTGAGCCAACAAGCGGAGTTGTGAGCCCATCAGCCGGAATCAATACTGTTAACTTCTCAAGCCGCTCAAGCTGGAAACAAACCATTCCAGGGGCAGCCTTTCAGTTTGCGGAGACATTCCAAGGACCGGGCTTAATCGAAAAAGTCATGATTGAGCGCGAGACCATCACTGAAACCGTTATCGACTCCACCAGCACCTTTAGCCAATGAGAGCGACAGCCTCTGCACTGCTGCTCAGCCTGCTCTACACCGCTCCAGCTGCAGCACAAGTCAGTGCAACTGCATCCCCCGTCTCAAACAGCAGTGGCTCAGTCGTCAACCAGGCTGTTCAAATTACGCCTGGGCAGTACATGAAGTATTCAGTCGGCAGTGGCATCCAGTGCGACGGTGCCACGCTCAATATTTCTCCTTTTGCGTCTACTACGCACTCTTTTGGCAATCCAAACAATCAGTATTATCAAGAGCCGGTTTACGACAACAGCGACAACTTTGGCCTAATCGACCCAGAAACAGGACTCGATGGCCCAGATGGTATTCCTGATAACCCTGGCACGGTGCTGTATTACAAGCCTCAAAGGACAGGCTACCGCCAGAACTTCAGCCATAACTTTGGAATCACAGCCACGTTCTCCGTTCCACTCGACTGGGGTCCGATCAATCTCTGCAAAGACGCTCAGCGAAAGCAAGTCGCGCTTTACGAACAAGCTTTAGCCGACAAGCGACTGAACTATGAGATGGGACGACTCAAGGCTTGCGCTGAAGCCATCAAAGGCGGCTACGGCTTCGCCAAAACCTCACCGTTTTATTCCATCTGCGCTGATGTCGTCCTAAAACCCAAGCCGGTAGAAGACCATACGCACCAGATCATTTACCCAAAGCCCGCCTCAGATCGCGAATGGCTTGATTCCGATGACGCTGCACAACCCGCCGCTGCTGTAAGGATTCCAGTTTCTCCTTACGGCCAAGCTTCTGATTGATCTTCTTCACCACCTTCTTTGTCAAAGGCTTGGCTAGCTTCTGCAGCACTGACGCAATCGGTTTGGCGAAGATCGCCACAGTCGTTGCAATAGCAGCAGTCAACGCAACCGATACGGTTGGACCAGCATCAGGCACATAGTTATTGATCACTTGCCCAACAGGCACCGGATCCCAAAGCTTTACGCACTTGCCATCCTTCAACTCATAACCGGCAAGAACCTCCGTTCCAAGTTTGTTAAACGATCCGATTTCTTTCGATCCAAAGGGTGGACACGGTGGATCTTTGGGCAACCTTGGGTTGTCGGGAAGTGTCGAGCCCGACGTTTGTGGAAGAGTGGGTTGCTCCGGAGGATTTGCCCCCTCCGGCTTTTTTATGTCTGCCTTTGGCGGTGAAACCCAAGTGAAATCACGCGGTCTGTAGTCAGGAGCTTCAAAGATCGGCACCGCTCCAGTGCACAGCGTCACGTTGCCGCGTGGATCTTCCTCAAACGTTTCCGTTCCATTGCCAACAGCAATCCTTGCCCGCACACAGCCAGGCATATCAATGATTGGGAACCGCGTAGACGTAACTGGTGGTGCTACTGGTAAAACAGGTGGTGGTATCGGCTGACCAACAGAGATCATTGGAACGCCGATCGCCTTTACTCCGATCTCAGGAATCTCTGGCATGAAATCAGAACGGTTTACAGCAGGTCAGCTCTGGATTGAACGCAACCGCAGACGCGAAGGACCGCCTGTTGTTTACACCGTATTGTGCGGCAAATCTGCCAGACCGTTTACCGATCCAAAAGCAATCCTCAAGTGGGTCAAATGGCCAAAAGGTACACCGACTGGTGACGCGCTACGCGAATGGCTTGCTTCGTTTGAGCAAAAAGCTCAGGCTCCCGCGCCAGAACTTGATATGGCAAAAATCAAGGCTGAAGGCTTCGGACCTGAAGCTCACGATGAGGATCCAACCGCCAACACTAAAATGGTGACTTGATCGGCACAGCTGGACCTGTAGTTGTCGGCAGTTCAGGCAAAGCCTCATCAATCTGACCAGGCACCATGTCAGTGATCATCTGAGTCAGTTCAAGCTTCAGCTCACTGACGTAACGCTTTGTCAGTGACGGAATGCGGGTGTAGAGCAGTGCGCTGCCAGCAACCATGCCCACGCTGAGGGTGAACGAAGCCACAGACATCACGTTGAACAGCTTTTGCATGATGATCTCAGATAAAACAAAAGGCCCCCTTGCGGGAGCCTGATGTCGGTCTGTGTGAGAAACCTGAGTTAGTTATAGCTCAGAAGTTCCACTTGGCACCCAACTTAGTTCCTACAGAAGGATCATCCTCTGCCGTGATGAAGCTGAGTTCTCCATAGATGCTGACGTTTGGAGACGCCTGCACGCTGCCACCGATTTTGCCGGACAGCTCCATGTCAGAGTCGCTCCCATCAGAAGTAATGGCAGGGCCACCTTGCAGGTAGAAGCCATAGATGCCATCGCCACCTTCATATCCAATATGGATGTCTGTGGTCGAGCCTTGGAACCCGTCTTGGTAAGACGCGTTATTTTCCACGTTGGCGTAGGTTCCTGCTGAGGCAGGAGATGCCAGCGCAGCTGCCGCAGAAACGACGGCACCACTCACAAGAAAAGCTTTGAGCATGGGGAAGAGAGTTAACGTTTTCCCTGGCCACGGTATCTCTTTTTCCCTCGTTTG